AGAAGAAGATTTTGAATATTTTGCGGCAGTGGTAAGGGCCGAACAATGGCAATCTGGCGAAGCGCAATATTGGGTTGCGGAAGTAATTTTGAATCGCATAAATGATGAAGGTGGATACGCAGGAACCGTCCGGCATGTGTTAGATCAAAGCGGTCAGTTTTCTACTACTAAAAATGGTGTTTGTATATCACAGGCAACGCCGGAGAGCAGACGAGCAGTCTTGTATGCATATCTACATGAAGTAATACCGGAAAACGTTTTATATTTCAGATCGGGACATTATTTCAAAAACCATAAAGAATATGGCGAATGTGGCGGCAATTATTTTTCATATGGATGAGAGGAGAAAAAATGTTAAGTGCAAAAAGAGCGGTTGAAACAGCAATATTATTCTTGGGATTACCTTACAGATGGGGCGGAGATTTTACAGCACCAAAAGATTTAGTCACGCCCGAAAATGTTCGCAAGTGGAAATTATGGCATCCGTTACATTTCTCTGCAGCAAAGTGCAAAATTTTGATCGAAAAACATTTGGGAGAAGTCGCGGGGGATTGTTCCGGCCTGATATCTAAAATCTTGGATTTACCCAAAACCGGATCATGGATGCTTTGGGCGCGATGCGTTCACAAGGTGAGGATTACCAGCAGAACAAAAATTCCAAATACGCCCGGGCTGATTTTTTATCGATGGGGGCATATCGGGATTGGCGATGGCGAGGGGAATGTTATTGAGTCCGGATCTACTTATTATGGTGTGACCAAGACAAAGATTGATAGCCCTCAAACACTAAAGGCATGGACGCATTATGGACGGCTTGAAAAATATATTTCATATCCTGTGTGTCCGTACATCACGCCAATACAACAATATCCGTACCGTTGGCATATCACTGGAAATGATGCGCGTTGGTATCAATGGCATCTACAAGCAAAGGGTTATGATTGTGGGTGTGTTAGTAATCTGGACGAATATGGCACAGACGGAAAAGCATTCAATAAGACATGGGATGCGATCGAAGCAGAGCAGAGCATTCATATTGGTCGCACAGGTGCAGCCGGTCCGCAAACTCGTGATGCCGTGATGTATTGATTCTTTACATTTCTTTTGTTTGTGTTTATAATGAAAAAAAGAAGCACAGCCAAGAGAAATAAAGGAGGGGAACAGATGAAGTAATATTTGTAATAGGATAATCATAAAATTATAAAGAGAGAATACCGCATTGGAAACCCCGGTGCGGTATTTATTTTGAAAAAATATTAAAAAAATGCTTTACATGCTAATCTTATAAGAGTAGAATATAAGTAGATAGAGAAGACGAACAGCCGGAAGGCGAAGGGGAAAAAATGAAGCGTTTTAAGGTGTATTATACAGTGACAACAACCAGCACATATGGCGCATATGCTTATCATAATAAAAAAATAGTAGATGCAGAAACAGAGAAAGACGCAAAAGAAATTATTAAAAATCAGTCGCAAGGATTCAAACGATACAAGCTAACCTTTAGAAATGTAGTTGAAATCTAAGCAAGGCATAGATCAAAAGCACACAGCCGAAAGGCGAAAGGAGTAGAGAAATGAAGTGGACGCATAAAGACGCAACATACACTTCCGACATGGGATTGACAATCAAAGCATACGCAACATATGGGAAGCACAACATAGGGGCAACGCATAGAGAAGTGCGATTAAGAAATAAGGATGGAAACATAATAGCAATAGGAAAGACCGCAAAGGAATTAAAAGTATTCGCGGAAACATTGCAAGCGCAAAAAGAGGAGGGCGAATGGGAAAGGATGAGAGAAGTAAAAAATATTCGCGATGTATCTGAACAGGAATTGAAGATCGCAATAGCAAAGAACATCCATACCAGATCAAAAAGCATCCGATTATTCGAAGGAAGTTATACTGATAATGTTTTGACAATCGTTTATGAGTTCAGAGAAAAAAAATATATTGCCGAAGTCTTTACCTCAAATACTCGTTATAATAGTAAAAAATATTCCGTATTAGTTGCAAACAATTCTACATATTAACAGAACAAAAGCACACAGCCGGAAGGCGAAGGGGGAAAAGATGAAAACAATACATGACACGGAAAAGAAGAGCCATAATATTCAAGGTGCATATTTAGACAATAAATACATTGTAACGGCAAGAAGTATTTATCAACCACATTACAGCGCGTCAAATGATTACTATTATGCAACTGAAGTATATTATTCGCAAGACGGAATGTTGTGTCTATCAAACAGATATTTCCACTTCACAGGGGACTACATCAACGATATACTTGGATTCAAGCTACTTCGTAATTTATAGTCCGAAACGGCAAAAGGGGAAAAGATGAAAGCAGATAAATTGATCGAAAAAATGGTAAGAGATTACAAACAGATGACGGAAAAAAGAGCCGAGTTGCAGCAAGAGTACATAAACCAATTAGAAGTTGCTTCGTGCAAATTGGCCTATTATGCCGAACAGGCAAGCAGTGGAAGATTTTATCCAACTACTATCCAAGACTCAACAACATGGTTGAAGAACACAATGGAAGCCATCAACAAGGTTGAGATCAAGTTGGAAGCGATGCGTTGGGTTGAACTTTACATTGAGGAACTTGAAAACAAAGAACAATAAGCACACAAACCGAGCCGGGCGGTATATCCCGGCAGAAGGGAAACGAAATGACAATGATAAATGAAGACTTAGCAAGACGAAGCAAGGAGAACATGAGTTTTTCAGATTATGAAAAGGGAAGCGCGACAAGAGAGTATAATGAAGTTGTGCGAGAAGCAAAAGATAAAATTGAGAGAGCAAAATCAAGAGTATCGCAAGAAGGGAAAGAACGGCTTGATAGATTGTTTTTAGCTTATTGTACAAAATATGCCAATTGGTTGAATAAGAGCAATGCAAATGGGGCCGGTCATGTCAGTGCTTTGATTGCCGGACCTGCTAATTATAATATGAAGGCACATGCAAAATACATGAACCGAGAAGAAAATTTGTGGAAAGAATATGATGAAATAAAGAATATTGATTCAAAAATATATGCTATTGTTCGCGGCGATAAGATCATTAAATCAAATGCGAGTGATGCCGTCGAAAAGTTGCAAAAAAAGATAACCGCCCTCGAAAACCACCAGACGCAAATGAAAGCCGCTAATGCCTATTATCGCAAAAACAAAACACTTGTGGGATATAATAACTTTACAGATGAAGAAGCTCACCGAGAAGATGAAAGAATCAAAACTGACTATTCTTGGTGTATGCAACCATATCCGAGTTTTTATCTAACGAATAACAATGCAAAGATCAGATCTGCCAAAGAGCGATTGTCGCAGATATCTAAATTGAAAGAACGTGATGTGAAAGAAAGTATTGTCAATGGTGTGCGAGTCGTTGAAAATACTGAAGCGGTTAGAATACAATTATTCTTTGATGGTAAACCGGATGTTGAAATGCGAAACAAATTAAAACATAATGGGTTCCATTGGTCTCCTAGTGTAGGAGCGTGGCAGAGACAACTAAACAATAATGGGATATATGCGGCGCGCAGAGTGTTAGAAATTGGGGAAAAGAAATGAGCAAAATAACACAAGTAGATCATCTGAAGGCCGCACTTCGAAAAGCCAAAACAGACGGCGAAATCATCAAGGCAATTATCATTGCAGAAGCATTAAAAGATCTGGGAGTAATAAAATAAACATCAATTTGCTATTTACATTTGTTCCAAAAAGATATATTCTTAATAGATAGAGGGGAGGTGATAATTTGGTAGATATCGGATCACAGATTGTATTTTACAGGAAGGCAAATGGAATGACGCAAGAGCAATTGGCTGAAAAGTCTGGTGTTCTTGTACAGCAGGTATCAAGGTATGAGAGAGGACTGCAGATGCCAAGTGTTAAGCAGTTAAAAAAGATCGCAGATGCACTTGAAATTTCAATTAATTATCTTTGTGATTGAAGGGAGAAAAAATGTTTCGAGCATTAAAAGAATTTATCAAAGAGGGAAAGCAAATCAAGAGATCAAGGAAGGAGAGTAATATTCGCGTAACGAGCGAAAAAGTTACAAAGATCTTAGGAACACCGATCAAGTCCGAGAATGATTTTAGCCCAATGTTTCGGATTTGGTAAGAGAAAAACCGTCCGATAAATCGGACGGCTCTCGGAAGGGAATGAAGCACGAAGCCAATACAATTATAGCAATCTAAACAAATGAAGTCAATGGAAGGGGAAAACATGAACATTAAAAAAATGAAATGTTTGAAGAAAATAGCAAAGGCACATAAGCAATATTTAGAGCAGGTACGCCAAGCGATAGAAGGTACCGGAATTGATACGACACATATGCCGGAATATTTTCAGATATTTGAAGGGCTTGAAGATGTTGGAGCAACAAAAAAACCATTTGCCGGAGAAGTGTTCCATTCAATTTTAGAAATTGAAGTGGATGGGGTTTCTTTTTTGCAAATAACAAATGAGGAGGGGAAGATAAATGAATGAACTAATCACGCTAAAAACACTACCCGTGATCACACAGCAGCTTGCTGAAAAATCCAAAGAGGTCAAGCAAAAGACCGCTGAGTATTTGACAATGGTATGTAATAACGAGACGGTAAAAGCCGTAAAAGCGGCTAGGGCAGAACTAAATAGCGAAAAGAAAGATCTGGAGACACAGCGAATCGCTATGAAAAATCAGTATATGGCGGAGTATGAACAGTTTCTAAAAATCTATAAAGAGTTGATCACCGATATTTATGATGATGCAGATGAGCAGTTGAAATCAAAGATTGAGGGCGTTGAAAATGAAATCAAGGAGCGCATGGAAAAAGAAGTCCGCGCACATTTTGACGAGTACCTTGCAGATTTTCCAAAAATCGATTTCCTCACATTTGAAAAAGTCGGTTTGAAGATTCTGAAAACATCCAATCCGGAGAAATTGAAAAATGAGTGTGAGGATTTTATCAACAGAGTTTCGGATGATTTGGAAATGATTTCTACACAGCAGAACGAAGCCGAGATTTTGGTGGAGTATATTCCCACGCTGAACGCAAGTCAAGCGATCACATCTGTTGCGGCAAAGCACAAAGCAATCGAGTTGCAGAAGAAGCAGCTTGAAGAATCAAAGAGTGCATATGAGCCGATATCTGAAATCAAAGAGGAAGAACCAGAATCAGAATTTGCGCCAGGGTATGATGAAAGACAAATTGCTTTTGTTAAGTACGAAGGCGAACACAAGGAATTTTCGGGCAAAGAATATGCGTACATCGTGCCAGAGGGTGAGATATACCGAGTTGGTGAGTTCGTGGATCTGGAAACACGGAATGGAAATGCAAAGGGCTTGATTACTCGATTTGGTGTACCTGCAGAAGTTCCGGCAAAAGTTTTTCCATATTTGAAATATCTGCCAAAGAAAGAAAAGGAAATACCGTTACCGTTTTTTGCAGTTACAGACGAGTATCACAATAAAGTAACCACGGTAACATTCACAGTTACCGACACACCGAAAAGAATAGCCGCGCTCGAAGAAATGCTCAAAGCATTGGATTATGAAGTCAGAATGGAGGAAGAATAATGACAGCAGTAACAACAAAGATTACAAGCCCAAAAGGTGTGGAAGGTCCAAAGATTTATCCGGCGATTTGTTCGATCATTGGAGATATCGGAGCAATTGCAAAGAACAAGAAAAATCAGAAACAAGGTTTCATGTATCGCGGCATTGATGATGTGATGAACGCATTACAGCCGATGTTGGCAAAATATCATGTGTTTGTGGTTCCAACAGTTCTGGAACAGTATAGAGAAGACGGAACAACAAAGGCCGGAGGTGTTTCACATCTATCAATTTTCAAGATCAAATATACTTTTTATGCCGAAGATGGTTCATTTATTGAATCGGTAACAGTTGGAGAGTCGGCAGATACCGGAGACAAGGGAAGTAATAAGGCAATGGCTATAGCATTCAAATATGCTTTATTTCAAGTCTTTTGTATTCCGACCGAAGAGATGCCAGACCCGGATGCGGAAACACCGCCCGAAATGGAAAAGAAACCGAAAGCAACGCCGAAGCCATCCACCAAGACGGCGCCAGTACCGCCCCAGCCTGTCATATCCGAGAAGAAGATGATTGAGAGTGAAATTACTAATCTGATCTTTCCAAACGCTACAAAGGACGGCAGGGGCGAGCCAGACGATAAAATGGTATCAATGTACCGTATGCACATGTGGAAATACATTGAAGATAATCCGGAGATCGAGCAATTGTGCGATTTGACAATCGAGCAGATGAAAATAATGAAATGGGATATGTTAGGCATTCCGGAAGCGTTGAGGGGGTAGCTACATGAAACCGCTTACAGAGAATCAAGAAATCGTCCGTAGTTTTTTTGAATCACACAAAGGCCAACGCTTTACGAGAGAAGAACTTTGCATGAGGTTGTTTGTTGGAGATAGAGCGTTAAGGAAAATCATTGGGGTATTGCGCAGACACAACCCTCCGACTATGATTATCTCGTATTCATCGACAGCCGGATATTATTTGACTGATGATGAAGATATGTGGGATCTGCAGTGTAAGCGGCAGGTCCGGAGATTGGCAAGGGGTTGTTTCCGGAGGGTGAAGAATTATCACAAGCAATTGAGGTTTATCAACAGATGAAAGAACGAGCAGAATGTGAAATTTGTCACAAGTGGGATTGGTTACAGCGTCACCATGTTTTCAATGGTGCTTTCAAAAAAGCATCTGAAAAATACGGATATTTGATTGATGTTTGCCCGGAGTGTCACCGGCGGATACATGGTGACGCTGTATATCGCAAAATAATAAAGGCAAGATTCCAAAAAAAGTATGAAGAAGAAATTGGAACACGTGAAGATTTTAGAAAAGAATTTGTCACATCGTATTTATAGGAGGTCAACAAGTGAGAACTAATTGTGAAAATTGTGGTGCAATTTTACAAAATGGTATCTGTGCATATTGTGGAACAGACTACCGAGAACCAATACAATTTACATCAATCGGAAAAATCCATTGCGATTCTGAACGGTTGACAATGAAATATAGGCTTGACCCATTTCATGCAATAGAAATGGATGCTGATTGTTTGATGGCACACATAAAGTCTGACATGGTACAGAAATTCGCCAAAGAATTGGCAAACCATATCAAGTATAAAACATATACAGACCCCCAAACAGATGAATTAGTTATCTGTTCATTTGTGGATGTAGCCAAAAAGGGTTCATATTGGATAGACTAATATTATATTTATAGGATGGAAAAAATGATGAAGCCAATTTTGTTTAATACGGAAATGGTTCGGGCGATTTTAGATGGACGCAAGACAGTGACGCGCAGAGTTGTTAAGCCACAACCTCAACTTGTATTTACAGACGGAGGTATGGATTATTCGATGACTGCCAAGCCTAAATATGCAGTTGGTGAGATCCTATGGGTACGGGAAACGTTTAAGCTTGTTTGCGACAATAGTCTTTTGCCGCATAAATATTTTTATATTTATCGAGCGTCTGATGATGGCAAGGATTGGGAAACAAACGCTCCCGATTGGACTTGGTGTCCATCCATCCATATGCCGAAAGAAGCCGCGAGAATATTCTTAAAAGTGACTGATGTAAGGGTTGAGAGATTGCATGATATCACTACAGAAGAAATAGAAAAAGAGGGGCTATATTGCGATCTGCCTTATACAAAAGACCATTTCGCATATTCACCCGGAATGCTGTTACATTGGCAAAAGTTGTGGAATTCAACCATCAAAAAAGCAAAAATAAAAAAATGCGGATGGAATGCTAATCCTTGGGTTTTTGTATACGAGTTCGAAATTTGCGAGAAACCGGATAGATTCGGGGTGATGAAATGATATTCAAGGCAAATGGAATTATGATAACATACACAAATGAAGATTGCATGATCGGCATGGCGCGATATCCTGACAAGTATTTCGAACTGGCGATTGTTGATCCGCCGTACCGCAATGCGTCCGAAAATCAGCCTACAAAAGACATGAGGGCAAACGGGACGCTGAACAATTTTGGAGACAAGCCGAACGAAAACTATTTCAAAGAATTGTTTAGAGTTTCCCAAAATCAGATTATATGGGGCGCAAATAACTTTCAACTACCAGATTATAAGGGTTTTATAATTTGGAAAAAACTCACAATATCGGATGCATTCACGATGTCGATGGCGGAACTTGCCTATATTTCAGAGGGAATAGGAACAACGTCGAAGATATTCGAATATGCGCCGCAAGGAACAAAGCAAGATCCGCGCATCCACCCAACACAAAAGCCCGTTGCCCTCTACAAGTGGCTACTCAAAAACTACGCCAAACCAAACGACAAAATTTTAGACACACACGTTGGTTCTGCATCATCACTGATTGCCTGCCGCGATATGGGATTTGATGCAGTAGGATTCGAACTCGACAAAGAGTATTTTGAGAAGTCAACACAGCGATTAGAAGATTTTCAGCGGCAACCGAAGATAGAAGAATTGATGCAGATAGAATATACACAAGAAGAAATGAAAACACACAAGGTATCAGGAGGATGAAATATGATATTCAAAGCAAATGGAATTTTATGTACCCCTGATAAAATAACATTATCATTGACAAACCGTCCATCTGATTCGGTTAATGCGCTTGTGTCTGCAGTCCAGGATGGCAAGTTGCTTGAGTGTAAGATCGATATCTATCGGGAGAAGCGGAGCAAGGCCGCAAACAGCAAAGTGTGGGCGATTATCGGACAGATTGCAGATGTATTGAGAACAGACAAGGATTCTGTATATTATGAAATGCTCACTCGTTATGGACAGCGAGAAGAAAAGATGTTTTCTATTCGTCAAGATGCATATGAAACATTTTGCAGAGCTGCAGATAATCATTGTTGTGTGGTTGAGGTCAATGGAAACATCTTTACCGTAGCAATTCTAATTGGATCGTCTAAATATAACACGCGCCAGATGGCTATTTTAATCGATGGCGTAATATCAGATGCGGACGAATTAGGGATCGACACCATGTCAGAGAGCGAGAAAGATTTGATATTGAGAGATTGGGAAAGCAGCCAAAAATAAGTGTTTACAACGGCAGTACAAAGGTTTAGAATGTTATTAAAATAATAACATGGAAGGAAGGGAAAAATGATTCGTAAAAATTTAGATATCCGGTTTGCGGCCCGAGCAGAGGGAATTGCTTTATGGCGGATTGCAGAGCAGCTCGGGGTTTGTGAATTGACCTTGCAAAGATGGCTCCGAGAGGATCTTGCGCCGGAACGAAAAGCCAAAATGTTGAAAATAATAAAAGAATTATCCGGAAAGCGGTGAGCATATGAGCAAAGATCCTGCATTTTTATTTTATTCATCTGATTTTCTCACTGGGGTTGCCGGATTGACGATGGAGGAACGTGGACAATATATCACATTAATGTGTTTGCAACATCAACATGGCAGACTTCCATCAAAAACCATATGCTTATCGTTAGGTTTGAAGTCGGTTATAGATATTCCGGATGTGATTAAAAAGTTTCAAAAAGATGAAAATGAATTATATTATCAAGATCGGCTTGAGGAAGAAATTGAAAAACGCTTGAAATATGCTGATAGCCGACGTTTGAATGGTCAAAAGGGAGGGAGACCAAAGAAAGAAACACCACAAAATGAAAGCACTGGAAAAGCATATAAAAAGCATATGGAAAACCATATGCGTAACCATAGTGAAAATGAAAATGAAAATGAAAATAAGAAAGAAATTAAGCATAAGTATGGCGAATATAAAAATGTATTGTTGACTGATTCAGAATTGGAAAAATTGAAATTGAAATTTTCTGATTATGAAAAGAAGATAGAAATAATGTCAACCGGAATTGAAATGAAGGGATATAAATATAAAAGCCATTATTTGGCAATATTAAAATGGGCGAAGGGGGATGAGTCAAAACCAAAACAGAATTTTGCCGGGGTAAGTTATACTGAAGAACAGATTGTTAAGTTTGAGGATGATCCGGAAGATCTGCTCAAAGAGTACAAAGGAAAAATGGAAGGGGAAGGAAAATGATTAAGTATCATGAGTTGGAAGGATATAAAAATTGTGGCGAGATCGGAATGTTTAGTCATGTTTATGAGTTTTGGCAAATTAAAGAACCGCACAGAATTATTTTAATTAGGGCCTTTGATGTTCCGGTTACATTGGCATACAAAGGGGTGTTATTATCTAAGAGCCGTCAATATTCAAAATCACAACAGCTCACGGCCGTTGAAAAGGAAAGTCTTGAATATTTATTGGGAGAAATTAAAGAATGCCATTTCCATGATATTTTCTCCGGAACAGGGCTCGCAGATGGTATGAAAGATTGGACACAGATTCCCGATAAAAGGGATGAGCAAGCAGACAAAAATGGGAAGCAGCACAAGATGAAATGGAGGGTGAATAATATGGATGAGAAAAAAATCAAAAAAGATGCATATACCAATATTGTATCGGGTGGTTGTATCGGAAGTTGTCTTATTGTTTTAATTTTATTAGTTGTCATTGTTGCCGTATTTATCAAAGCTGCCATTTGGCTATTTACATTGATACCATAGGAGGTAGAAGAATGAACAAGGTAATTTTAGTTGGAAGATTGACAAGAGATCCAGAAGTTAAGACCACACAGAACCAAGTGGAGTTTTGCAGCTTTACTATTGCTGTTGACAGAAACTATAAGGATGCAAGCGGAGAACGGCAAGCGGATTTTATTTCATGTGTAGCGTGGAGGCAGAAAGCAATATTGCTCGGTCAGTATTTTGAGAAGGGTTCACGAATCGGGATTATTGGCAATCTGCAGTCCAGAAATTATGATGATAAGGATGGCAAGAAAGTATATGTTACCGAAGCATTAGTGGATGAGATTGAGTTTGTCGATTCAAAGAAAGACAGGGAAGAACAGCGAGAAGAACCGGAAGCACAAGAAGCCGTGATGGAAACAGGTGTGCAACAATTTTATCCGGGGACGGATGATGATACATCGTTACCGTATGATCTGTGATTGGAGCAAAATGGAACAGACAAACATGTTTGAGTTGTTATGTGCGGTTGATAAGCCGGAGCCAAAGGTTGTTGTTGGCACAAGAGTATATCGGGTTGTTCTCGATGTTATTGAAACCGGCGTGGTAGATCATTTATGGGAAATAATAAACAAGAATGGGGATTCGATTTATTATGGTTATTCTGCATTAATAGACAGAGATGATGGCTTTAGGTGCTATCTAACTTTCTGGGATGCAGACATAGAGGTAACAGTTTTTGCAGAAAAGAAAGAAGCTGAAAAAATTGCAAAAGAGCAAGAAAAAAAATATGAAGTTGTCCGAAAATGGCAAATGATATCGGAAGAAACGATTGGATATGTTCAGACAAGCTGCAACGGAACAAAATCATTATATTATTTAGTTGTTTTGCAGGGCAACATGATTTATAAAAAGGTGTTTTTTTGCTATCCATTTCTTTATAGGTTTAATTCACAGACAGAAATGCGCCATGCGCTCGGCAAGATGAAAAAGGAGATTGAGAAAAATATAAATGGTGCGGTGGAACGATGCGAAATGGTAAGCGTTGAATTTGAGGATATGTATCTTGCGAGAAATGGAAATTGGTCAAGTTATAAGTATGCAAAAGATAACGGAGCTGTTACAAAATGAAAAATGTTTCACGTGAAACAATGGAGGGCACATGACAGAACACATATCAATATCGGAGGTGAATATTGTGGCGGCGAGTAAGTTGGAAATTTGCATAACCGAAAAAAGCATTAGCATCTGTAATACACGAACACCAACCAGACCAGTCGTGTTTAAGTCGAGAGAGGAACGAGACATACCCATAAAGGAAAGCCGCAATTTATTTTTTAATGCAGAAGATATAGTGGCAACCTTTTTGCAAATGGTAAAAAAGTGTTCTATTGATGAAATAAAATATGATATTGTAATATGCACAAAAGATTGGCACGAAGATATCGCATTGAAGCACATGTGATTGGGAGGTATGGAATGAGCAAGCAGATATCATTCATCGAGGGGTACGAATATGAACCGCCGCCGCCAACGGCACACAGATATAAGCGGCCGATTGAATTATATGGAAAAGGACCGCCAGGCAAAACGTGTAAAACGTGCGAACATTTATTTATCCGGAGATATGGAAACAAATATTTCAAATGTGATAAGTGGGTAATAAGCAATTGCACAACAACGGATATCCACCTAAAGGATCCGGCGTGTGGCGCATATGAGGAAGCGAAAAAAGAATAAAAAGGTGAAGGGAGCAAATAGAATGGAAGGAAAAGAGGGTACAGGCATATTTTCTAATATGATTGAGCTTGATAAGCCGTTAGAAATGATGGCGCAAACAATATGGAGTAGAGGATCGCATTTCGAAACATTGTTTTGCGAGACAGAGCAAGAGCATAAGTGGTATCTTTTTGGTGTAGAAGTCAAAAATGCAGAGCATCTTGAAGAAATCTTTGCAAAAGAATATTCTGCAATCAAGCGCAACAAGGCGGCGATTAAAGAGTGCAAACGAGCTATTGAAAAACTCGAAGATGAGCGCATGTGCCAAGACGATAAGATCGAGACAGATACTAAAATATCGAATTATCGAGACATCTTGAAGATATTGGAGGGAGAAACAGAATGAGAGTGACAATTAAAATGCCAGAAAACATGGTTGACGCATTGAAAGAAGAAGTGATGCGTGACCATTATACACCGTTACCAAAGTTGTCTATGAAGATTAAACCGAAAAAAATGAGAATAAAGCAAATGATCAGACATTTAAGATGGTGGATCGAAATTTGCAAATGGAAGCGGATGGGGGCAGGATCGCCGGCAACAACAGTAAAAGAGATATACAAGAATGCCATAATGTTTGAAAAAATGGATGAGGAGAAGAAGAATGAATATAAATGAAATAAATGAATATGCATATAATCGTGCAGACAGTTATTCATTGGAGCAAAGGAGAGATTTTTTCAAGTCTCTAAAGGAATATATGAATCATTCTCGCGTTCGCATTCCAACATTTGAATTGCCGAAGAATGGACAAAATGTAATATTCCAAGCCGGATCTGGAGCCGTTTTTTTGGGGGAATATATAAATGGTCGTTTTTTACATCTGCATGGAAGTTATTGCATCAGCGTTGTTTTGGGGTGGACGGAGCTTCCAGTCTTTCCAAAAGAAGTTGAACATGTGCTTTTTCATAGACCGGGGGAGAAAGAACCAATGGAAGTGCGATACAAGAGAAAAGAGGGAATGAAAAATGACAAATTATGAATATCTGATTGAATTGGAAAACGAAGAAAAAAGAGTTAATTTCATAGAAAACGAATTTCACCGCAACCAGGACACAATGCTTGTGGCCGAAATATTAAGTGAGTTTTATAGATGGTTGGGAAAGCCGTATCACAAAACAATCACGCTCACGGATGAAGAAACACAAGCGGTAATATTGGCTATTGAAATTGGGTTTCCGTGGATAAGGCGCAGGCAAAACGATGAATCAGTTTTAGTATATGATAAACCAGACGGATATTTAATGTCTAATGTGCTGAATATTCCTGCATTAAGGATTCTGGCAGGAGCAGAATGGATTGAATATGGAGTTTGTGATTTGAGAAAGCTTTTATAAAAAGGAGGAAAGAAGAAATGACAACGAGAGAAGCGGCGATTGTGACCATATATACAGGAATATTGATTGGCAGCTTTGAAGAAGCGCAGAGATATGCAGAAGAGGTACACGGAGCTCCGATATTCACGCATCAGTTTGCGAGCAAACCATTCTTGAAATATTTGAAAAAGAGGGCAAAAAAAGATTTTGTATCAATAGAGGTGAAAAAATGAGCATACAAAAGGAATATGTAAAATACATACCAATTTGCGACATATGTGGCGATATGCTTTCTCCGTGTGATTCGTATGAAGATGCGCTTTCGGCAATGCGTGAAAGTGGATGGGATGCAAAAAGAGTAGGGTTTGCTTTTGAAAATTATTGTCCTAGTTGCATACTTGATTGAAACAATCAAGTAAAAGGAATACAATAAAAAGAAAAGGGAGATAACATGAAGATTGTACAAAAGAAGGTTGCAGAACTTGTGTTGTATGCAAATAATCCGAGAAAGAATGATCCGGCCGTTGATGCAGTTGTGGCCAGTATAAAAGAATTTGGGTTCAAAGTTCCAATTGTTATTGATATAAAGAACGAGATCATCGCCGGTCACACACGGCTCAAAGCGGCGAAGAAGTTAGGGATGGTATCAGTACCGTGTATTATCGCGGACGATCTAACAGATGAGCAGGTGAAAGCGTTCCGGCTTGCTGATAATAAGGTTGGAGAAATAGCCACATGGGATCTTGGAAGTTTGGGAGAAGAACTTGATGCATTAGCAGATTTTGATATGGAGCGGTTCGGATTTGAGAAAAAACAAGATGATATTTTGGAGGAAGATCCAGAGATTGAATTTACCGAGGAATTATTAGAAGAACATAATTATGTTGTTTTGTATTTTGACAATGCCGTTGATTGGCTACAGGCAGAAACTCTTTTTGATCTTAAACCTGTGAAAGCGTTGGATAGCAAACCGGGATTTCAAAAAATAGGCGTTGGGCGTGTGTTGAATGGAACGGAAGCGATTAAAAAGATAATAGGGGACAAGAAATGAAAATATCGCTATGCTGTCCGAGCTATAAGCGGCCATATGTCGAAACACTCAAATATCTTCCGGGCTGCAAGGTGTTTGTAGATGAATCGGAATACAAGGAGTATAAGGAGAGTAATCCAAAGGGATCACAGATAACCCAGTGTGCTAAAGGGGTGCAAGGTAGTGTCTGCAGGGTACGTAATTATATTTTAGATGTAGAATTTGAGAATGGGGCAGATGTTGTTGTAATTGTCGATGATGATTTGAAGGGATTGTATTATTGGGAACAAAAAGAAGCAAAGGTGTTAACCGGTGAAATGTTCTTCACCTTTGTTGAAAAATATAGTATTCAAGCGGCAGATATTGGAGCTTTTTTTTGGGGAGTAAATATAAACCAAGACAAACAGGTGTATAGAGAATATACGCCATTTTCAACCACTTCATTTATTGGAGGTCCTTTCCAATGTTTTCTAAAGGGTGGAGGGTTAAGATATGATGAACACTTACCCTTAAAAGAAGATTATGACATGACATTACAACAGCTCAATAAACACCGGGTTGTGTTCAGAGTCAACAAGTATTTCTATGCTGCAAAACAGTCTGTTCAAAAGGGAGGTTGTGTGGCGTATAGAAATATAGATAAAGAGATACAGCAACTGAAAGCGCTGCAAAAAAAGTGGGGTAAGGATATTGTCAAAGTCGATAGGTCGAAGAGAAGCCACAACCTAAAGAAAGAAAAAAAGAGTGAGGATTATAACCCGATAATAAGAGCGCCCATAAAAGGGGTGTAAAAAAGGTGGTAATGAGAAATGCAAAGAAAGAAGAAAGCACCGGCTAAAATGGGAAGGCCGAAAAAAGATATTGATTTTACCGTAGTGGATAAGCTATGCGGTTTGCAATGTACTGGAGAAGAAATTGCATCATTCCTCGATGTGGATTATGACACGTTATGCCGGAGATGTGTATCCGAAAAGGGAAAAACATTTGCGGAGTATTTCGATCAAAAAAGGAAGATTGGCAAGGTGAGTCTAAGAAGGCACCAATTTCAAGCTGCATCAAACCTGAATTCGACTATGCTTATATGGCTCGGAAAGCAGTTTTTAGGGCAGCGAGACCAGTTGGATCTTGATTTATCTGGAGGGGTAGAAGTACATACTGATAATATCAATCTAAAGAAACTATCACAAAAGGAGCTTGATGAGCTTGAACGAATCACTCGCAAAGCTACAGAGAATAAATAATGAGCAGGCGGCGCGGTCATTAAGAAGATTTGTATTAGAAACATTTGATGATTATGATGAAAATTGGCATCATGCGCTTATCATGGAAAAGCTCGAAAATTGGGCGTTCGGGGATTGCAACAGGCTAATCCTGGACGCTCCACCTCGTCACGGAAAAAGCGAGATATGTTCCCGGCGGTTGCCTGCGTATATTTTCGGGCGTAATCCGGATGCAAAAATTATAGCAAGTTCTTATGGTTCAGATTTAGCAAGGCGCATGAATAGGGATGTTCAGCGAATCATTGATGATAAAAAATACAGGGCTATATTTCCAGACACTCGATTATGGGGAAAGAATGTCCGGTCAGATGCGGCCGGTACGTATATGCGGAATAGTGACATCTTTGAAATAGTCAATCACAAGGGCGTGTATGTAGGATCTGGAGTTGGCGGAGCCATAACAGGAATGGGCTTTGATTATGGAATTATCGACGATCCGTACAAGAATAGACAGGATGCAAGCAGCGCGATAGTTCGCCAGTCGATATGGGATTGGTTCGTATCAACTTTTTATACTCGCAAGGAAGGAAAAGCGAAAATCTTAATAATTATGACTCGTTGGCATGAGTCGGATATTGTTGGCACGTTGGATTTTATGCAGAAGAATGATCCGACATTTGAAAAGTGGGACCGGTTATCATTGCCGGCTATTGCAGAAAAGAATGATAAGCACCGAAAAGAGGGTGAAGCATTATGGCCGAATAAGTATCCAATTAATGTTTTGTTGGAGACAAAAAAGCTCTTAGGCGGTTATGAGTGGGGTGCTTTGTATCAGGGCAACCCAACTCCGGCGGAAGGTGGTATAATAAAAAGGGATTGGATAAAGACATATAAAACACCGCCGAGCAAATTTGATCAGGTTATTCAATCGTGGGATATGGCATTTAAGGATACAAAATCCGGATCTTTTGTGGTTGGCGAGGTGTGGGGGAAACTCGGAGCAGATCATTATATACTCGATCAGGTACGGCGAAAAATGGATTTCGTTGAATCGGTCAAGGCTATAAGATTAATGACAGCGAAATGGCCTATAGCGAGAGCAAAGATCGTAGAAGATAAAGCAAATGGTTCAGCGGTAATCAGTACCTTGAAAAGATCTATACCGGGGTTGATTGGGTTCACGCCGAAGGGATCAAAGGAAAGCAGATTGTATGCAGTATCACCATTATTTGAAGCCGGTAATGTGTATGTACCGATTAAGGATTGGACGCAAGACTATATTGAGGAACTTGTGAGTTTTCCAAACGGTACAAATGATGATCAGGTGGATTGTACGTCACAGGCGTTAATTAGATTGACAAAACAGCCCGGAATACGGACAATGAATAAAAGAGCATTGGGATTGTAGGAGGTTTTTGCATGATAGTAAGAAAAGAAGCACCAACAACGGCGGCAGCACTTGAAAGTGTGTTGATAGAATTCAGTACCGAGAGAGCGCATATTGAATTAATGGAGAAGCAATATATTGCAGAACAAAAAATATTGTACAAGAAACCCAATGGTGCAGATAAGCCAGATCGCCGGATTGTGAATAATTTTCCCGGGTATATTACAACGGTGCAAACTGGTTATTTCATGGGAAAGCCTGTAACGTATTCATCCAAAGATGATAAATTGATGGAAGCCGTAACAGCAGTGCACGATTATAATGATGAGCAGGCACACAATTTTGAGTTATCGAAAGAAGCAAGTAAATGCGGAGTTGCAAAGGAAATATATTACATAGATGAAGATGGATTGTTTCGTATCGCACAAGCAGAATCATCTGACGAGATTATCGTGATACACGATGATTCAATAGCACGGAATGTTGTTGGAATGGTCCGCAGGTGGGTTGATTATGATTCATATATTCATGCTGAAGTATATGATAAGAAGTATATCACGCCGTTTAAGAGTAAATCAGCAGATGCAAACATGACCACAATGGTTTCTGATGGTGATCCGTTTCTTCACAATCTGGAAGATGTTCCAGTATCTGAATTCCAAAACAACCGCGAAGAAATGGGAGATTATGAAAAAGTATTATCGATAATTGATGAGTATGATTCTTCACAATCAGAAACAGGAAATGATTTTGCGGCGTTTACGGATGCATTTTTGGCATTGTATGGATGTAGCGGAACAGATCCGGACGAAATAAACAAAATGAAGCAAAACAAGGTATTGCTATTGCCAGACGGAGCAGATGCCAAGTGGTTGACAAAAGCAATGCAGGACACGGCGAGTGAGAATTATAAGAACAGACTCGAATCGGACATTCATAAGTTTTCATTCACGCCAGATCTGTCTGACGAACAATTCGCCGGCAATATATCTGGAGAAGCCATGAAATACAAGCTATGGGGCATCGAGCAAATGGCAGTACAGAAAGAACGTTGTTTTAAGAAGGGGCTACAACGCCGTTTTGAAATCATGTGTAAGTGGTTCAAGGTAAAGGGATCATCTTATGCTTACAGAGATATTGACATTCGTTTTACCCGGAATATGCCGGCAATCATAAAAGATATGGCCGAGATAGTAGGGATGCTGATTGGTATTGTTCCAACAAAGATGCTGCTTGAATTATTGCCATTCGTCGAGGATTCCGAGGAAACAATAAAGATGCTTGAAGAACAAAAGGCAGTTGATCTTTCAAAGTTCGAAAAAGATGATGATGAAGAAGATGACGAGGTAAACAATGACGGAGCAGAAGAAATTGGACAAGCTGACGAAACAGCTTGAAGATGATGAGGAAAAGAAAATATATAGCGAGTATGCCAAACGGCAGAAGAATATTCGCAATGCCATTGCTGCTGTAGTAGCAGCCGGAATTGTTTCATGGCCGGATCTGCAACGCAATGGCAATTATACAAAATTGCTCACGAAAGTTAATGCAGAGATCGGCACATTGAACGCATCCGTTGATAGAATTCTTGCATCGTCTACTTTTGATCAGTATGCAAATGCTTTTTATCAGTCTGCATATGCAACGGATAGAGCGGCTGCAGGTGTGAAGATATCATACAAGTTATTGAACAAGAATGTCGTGCAAAGAGCGATTACAAATCCGTTGAGCAATTTAGCGATAGCAAAAAATAATGAGCTGTTGAAGATCGGGATTGATCAAGCGATTACTCAAGCATTCATCCAAGGCGAGAGTTTTCCAAAGATGGCAAAGCGCGTTCATGCGGCGATGGGAGAAAAGGCAAGAAATGTAATGACCATCGCGCGAACAGAGGGGCATACGGCAGCTAATCAGGGCAAAATGGATTCTGCAGCAGTAGCAGAGAAAGCCGGAGTCAAAATGGTTAAGGTGTGGGATTCAACACTCGATAGCCGGACAAGGACAGAGCATGGTGCGATGGATGGACAGAAAAGAAAGCTCGATGAGAAGTTTTCCAATGGGTTGATGTATCCGGGCGATCCTGCAGGTGGCGCATATTGGGTAATCAATTGTCGTTGTGCGATGCGTCAGGAGATTGATGGATATTCGCCAAAGGTTCGCAGAATTGATGGTGAAGTGATAGAATATAAGACATATGATGAATGGCTAAAGGGCAGAAGCTAGGAGGGTTTATGATTTTTATTGCCGGTCCATGTTCCATTGAGAATGAACAATTTATTGATATCTGCAAAGGGGTGAAGAAAGCAGGGGCAACACATATCAGGGGCGGCATATTCAAGCCGAGATCTTCACCGTTCAGATGGTCCGGATTGGGTTTTGAATGTTATGAACAAGTAAAGGAGTGGGTTATTGAAGCAAAGCGCGTCACAGGGTTGCCATTCGTTTGTGAAGCGATGAATGCGAAACATCTTGAAAAGATGTATGATATTGTAGATGTTTTTCAAGTGGGATCAAGAAATCAGCAAGATTCTGAATTGCTCAAAGAATTTGGACGGCAGAAAAAGCCAGTCTTATTGAAGCGAGGGATGGCGGCAACAATAGAAGAATTTATAATGGCAGCGGACTTTATTATTAATGAGGGTAATCCTAATGTGACATTATGCGAGCGAGGGGTACGAACATTTGAGTCATACACGCGTAATACGTTTGATATAAATTGCATTCCTGCGGTGAAAAATTTATGCAAGCTGCCGATCATCGGGGATCCCTCACATGGAACAGGCAGAAGGGAATTGGTCGAGCCGGTCGCGCTTGCGGCTATAGCGGCCGGTGCTGATGGGTTGATGATAGAAGTTCATAACGATCCGGATAATGCTATGACCGATGGAGGGCAGAGTCTGGAGATAGAAGCGTATAATAACCTGATGCGCAAAGCGTTGAAGATGGCAAATATAATGAAGGGAGAATGAATGGTAATTGGTGGAAAAGAAGTCAAAGCAATTAATATCATGACAACAGAGGGGAATATAATAATTGCATCGATTACAGATGAAGATGCGTTGAGTTCAAAACAAGTGATAATTGAATTTGATACAGGAGAAGATGCGAAAATCAAGCGAATACATCCAGAATTTGGGGGATAAAATGGAAGCTAAGAAGAACACGGAACAGCAAAAGATCGTTGTACATGTACAAGAAACGGCATTGTTCAAGGGGATGTGCGATATCATTAATGAAATGTATAATGATAAGCGCATTCCAGATGCGTATAAAACACGGATAAAACAACTTTTTATGAGGTCAGTAAAATGAGAAAAAGGGTGCAATATCTTACTTATGCACATGGTCGCAGAGCAGATCAGGAGTTCACGGAATTTGTGCGCGGAAAAAACGTAATAATTGTTGGACCTGCCGGATATTTACAAGGACAAGAAAAGGGGAAATGGATTGATTCGTTTGATATGGTGGTGAGAGTTAATCATGCAATACCTGTTTTATTTCCGGAAGATTATGGCAAACGAACATCAATTCTTTATCACATAATGTCACACAGGGGGAAAAAGGGAAAGACGCTTGTGAATCGTGGAGAGATTCTTACGTGGAAAGATGCCGGACTCGAATGGCTAGTGGTCAGGCAGTCAGCAACAAGCGAGAGAGTTCGCCAATGTGCGCATTTGATAAACACAATTGTACCTTGGTCATGTATCCATCACAGGTTTTCGGACAGTGTGAAAAAGTCTATAAGAACCAAAGCACCGAACACTGGAATAATGGCTATCGTACACCTGCTGAATGCACAAGTGGCATCATTGACGGTTACCGGTTTTGATTTATATGCGTCTGGAGTATATGAAAATTATGGAGATCTAAAAGATAATGAAGATGCTTTGGAGGTCAATAGCCGTTGGCATAATATAGATGCACAAAAAGAATATATGCAAAAGATTGTTCGCAGAGAAACAAGATTGCATATAGATGATCATTTAAGAGGGGCATTGAAACCATGAATATAGGGATATGCACTAGTTTTTATAACGGTTATGATAAGTTTCTGCCACGATGGGCGAAGTCAATCGCAGCTTTGAAAACAAAACCAAAGTTTGTCTCCGTGTATGCATCTGGACCATATGATCACAAGAATACAAAAGAAGCAATGGATATTCTGCAAAGAGCAGGAATACAATTCATATTTGATTTTTCAGTATATCATTCGAGTATGGGGAGAGCGAGAAATGCGGCTGTAGAAAATTGTAATAGCAGATGGATCATGTATTTGGATGTTGATGATACAATTCTGCCAGATGCGATTGATATTATTGCTAAGTATGAAAACAAAGCGTGTGTTATTTGTACCGGGCTAAAAGTAGCCGGAAAGAAGAAGAAGTTTATATATACGAACACAACGCGCAAAAGTATTTTATCCGGGAAACATGGCAGTTCATCGCATAGTGTGTATAAGAAAAATTTATGGCATAAAGCACCGTATATTGAAACAAATGATTATATTGAGCAGCCATTTTGGTTGGGGCTTGCACAGGCGAGAGCATCATTCATTGGAACAAAAGAGATCTGCACTATATACCATAGTCGGAGCGATGGACACAACCGGAGCATGACACAAGAGCAGAAGAAAGAAGCACGAGCGCAATTCAAGCGATTCATACAGGAGGGCGTACACAAATGATTAAGTGTTTTTATGAACGGAACAAAAAGAATTATGGAGATATGTTGACACCGATGATTGTTGAGTTTGTATCTAATCAGAAGATCGAATATTGTAATGGCAAAACATCCGGAAAATTGTTGTGTATCGGATCTGGCATGAACCGATGGTTATTGCCGAATGATATTGTATGGGGATACGGCAGCAGAAATACAGACAGATTCGGAAAGATCATTGTTCCGGAGGGCGTGAAATTTTGGTTGGTGCGTGGAAAAATGACCAGAGATAATATCATAAAAGATAATCCAGGCATTGAAGTGCCGGAAGTGTTTGGAGATCCTGCATTGCTTATGCCGTTGATTTATAATCCAGATGTAAAAAAGGAATATGAGATTGGATTTATTCCGCATTATATTGACAAAGGCCGGTATGATATCAAGCGAAAAGATGTGAAGGTTATTGACATCCAAGGAGATCCAAAGCAGGTTATCAGAGAGATCAAAAAGTGTAAGACGATTATTTCAACTTCAATGCACGGATTAATCACGGCGGATACATATGGCATCCCGGTTGTGTGGTTACAGATTTCTGATAATGTTCTTGGGGCTTGGTTCAAGTTTAATGATTATTTTTCTGGAGTTGGCAGGGGCAAACATGATCCGGTTGTGATTAATGGGAAAACAATTCACAGTAGTGATTTATTCCGGATCGCCGGAAACACTTTACCGAAGCCGGAGATTGACAGACAAGCAATCATTGATGCATGGAGGAACAATGCGAATTTTTCATGATGAGCCATTAAGTTTACACACAACATATAAAATTGGTGGAAATGCAGATCATTATATTGTTGCAAAAACAATTGATGGATTAAAGAATGCATTGAAGATAGCGGCAAGGAAGCCTGTGTTTATCATGGGTGGCGGTTCTAATCTGATTGTAAGAGATAAGGGATTTCGCGGTATTGTCATTGAACCGGTGTTTGATAAAATCACAGTAAGCGGAACAGTCATGAAAGTACAGGCCGGAGCAACAGTACAAAAGATAATCGATTTTGCGATAGCCCACAATTTGTCAGGTGTCGAGTGTCTTGCAGGAATACCAGGGCGGCTTGGCGGTGTGATCTGCATGAATGCCGGATATACAAAGCCTATTTCTTCGCTTGTAAAAAGCGTGACTGTTATGAATTATGACGGTAAGATTACAAAGATGTTACCGGACAAGCTAAAGTTCGGGCATCGGTCAAGCATTTTCTTGTCAAAAAAGCTGATTGTTTTAAGCGCAGAGTTGCAAATGAAAAGAGGGCATTGCAAAGAAATCGTTGAAATGCATCTACAACAAAGAGCATATACGCAGCCAATTGAGTATCCATCTTGTGGATCTGTATTCAAAAAAACCAACCTTTTTTATTATCAAGGTTATGGAAATGAGAAAGCAGAAGTGCGAAAATCATTTATTATAAATTTGGGCGGTGCGAAAGCTGTAGATGTTCTGGAGATAATAAAAAAAATTCAGCAAGAAAGTAAGTTTGAACTTGAAGCGGAGATAATAGGGGAAGAATAATGGCGTTCAGTATAGTCATTGCTTACAAAGCAGATAATGGATTGAGAACAAGACAAATGCGATGGACTGTGAAACGATATCGCAAAATGTTTCCGTCTGCAGAAATAATCATATCAGAGGACAAGAAATCACAAGAGGATGGATGGTCCGGGTTCTGCAAGAGCAAATATATTAACCGGGGTGTAAGAAAAGCAAAGCATGAGATTGTATTTATTGCGGATATTGATGTTATTCTGCCAAAAGAAAGCATTGTCAAGAGTGCGAGAAAATTGAATAAATATGATTGTGTTATTCCGTACAATGTTATCTATCATACAAATTCGAAAGATGCTATGCGAATATTAGGAAAAACACCGTGGATAAAAATGCCAACTATTGTATTAGCAAAACAGAAAAAAGTATCTCTATCTAATGGAAGGGCGCAGGGGTTATGTTTGGTCAAGAAAAGCACGTTTGAAAAAATGGGCGGTTATGATGAACGCTTTTCCGGATGGGGATCTGAAGACAGTGCGTATTTGAAAGCGATGGAAACAATGACCGGAAAGAAAGTATATATACAAAAAGGCGATGCGTATCATTTGAAGCATCCGATTGTAAAGGATCGACACAAGTTAAGGGATCAGAATGTCGGTGAGCTTTTAGATGCATACCGGAAAGCAGAAGGAAATAAAAAGATGATGAGGAAAGTAATACAATGGAAGCATTAATTATTATACCGGCACGAATGGCGAGCACGAGATTTCCGGGAAAACCGCTTGCGAAGATATGCGGAAAAGAAATGATCTTGCACGTTTGTGAAAGATGTGAGGAAATATTTCCGACAGTTGTTGCAACACCGGATGAAGAAATTCATAATGTTGTTCTTGAGCATCTTTTTGTCACAGCAATGACCGGAGATCATATGACCGGAACAGATAGGATCGCAGAAGCGGCTGAATATTTTGATGCAGATATATATATAAATGTTCAGGGCGATGAACCGTTGATAAATATAGATGATATCAAAAACATTTACAATGCAAAAAAAGTGGCGTACAATTGTGTTATAGGTAGTATGAAGAATATATTGCCATATGGAAATGGCGAAAATGTTGTAAAAGTTACAACAAAAGATGGACAACTTGTCAATATGACACGAAAAGGAAATGGATTGTTCGGGCAATGTGGATTGTATGCATTCAACAAAAATGAGTTAAGGGCGTTTGCAGAATATAAGAACAAGAAACAGTCATTGGAAGAACATGAAAATATTGAGTTGATGCGGTTTGTTGATATGGGATATAATGTGAAAATGATTACCATAAATGGGGGCATCGCGGTAGATATGCCGAGAGATATACAAAAAGTGGAGGAGGAAATCGAACATGGCAGACAAAGTTGAGGATATTGCAGGGGCTGAAAAGAACCAGCAAGAGCCGGATGAAAAGATCACAATGACCAAGACAGAATTCGAAAAACATATGCAAACAGAAGCGGATAAAAGAGTTGCACAAGCTCTTAAGACGCATGATGAAAAGCGTGATATTGAGTTCGAAAAGCGTTTAGCTAAAGAAAAAGAAAATGCTGCACGTTTGGCATCAATGGGTGAAGAAGAACGGCACAAAGAAGAAATAGCCAGAAAAGAAGAAGAAATTTTGCAGAAGGGCAAAGAAATTACTCGCAGAGAATTACATCTTGATGCGGTTGAAGTGATGGAAAAAAAGGAATTGCCTGTTAAGTTTGCAAAGATTCTTCTTGCTGATACGGCAGCAGACACCCTGAAGAACATTGATGATTTTGAGAAAGCATGGAAGGGCGAATTGGACAAAGCCATCGAACAACGAATGCATGGTAAAACACCAACAGTTGGAAAAGAGCCGAAAAAATCTTATGACATGAATGCAGAGATTAGACGGCAAGCCAACAGATAAAGGAGGAAATCCACATGACAAAAGTATCTGGAGATTATGGAGAGACTGGAACTTATCTAACCACTGAATATGATGCTTATCCGCTTATCCCGGAGACGGTATCAAAAGAAATTATGGATGGTATTTGTGAAGCATCTTCGGCGCTTGCGCTGTTTGATCGTTTGCCGAATATGTCCTCGCGGACTCACCGAATACCGATCCTGTCCACTCTTGGACAGGCAGCATTTACGAGCGAAACAACAAGCGATAGTCTGACCGATGGGGCAGATCAGCAGATTGACGATGCGCGTATGTTGGCGTTGAAAGGAATGCCGTATGGAACGGCAGATCCTGGTGTTGTGCCTGAAGAAGGTATTCCCGGATTGAAAAAGACCCTGCAGATGGCTTGGGAGAATGTATTTATCGTTGCAGAGACGATTGCAATTATTGTTGCAATTCCTGATGATGTGATTGCAGATTCTTCTTATGATCTATGGAAAGCAATGACACCACGAATTCAGGAAGCATTTCAAGCAAGAATTGATGGAGCGATGATTTGGGGACAGAAGCGGCCGTTATCATGGCCGACAGGTATTGTACCGACTGCCATTTCTCGCGGTCAAGTGGTTGTTGATGGAACTGCTGCTGATATCGGTATCGATATTTCTAATACGATGGGCGTATTGGAAGAAGCAGGATTCAACCCCGATGGATTCATGGCAGCTACTACGCTCAAAGCCAGATTGAGAAATTTGCGCGATGATAATGGTGGCATGATCTTTGTTCCCGGATTGGCAGTTGCTCCGGATTCCATTTATGGGAACCGTGTTGAGTACATGAAGAATGGCGAGTTTGTTACAACGGCAGCTACATTGATTGCCGGTGATATGAAGCAAGCGAAATATGCGATCCGCGAGGACATGACTTGGAAACTGTTTACTGAAGGCGTTATTACCGATGAGAACGGAAAAGTTATCATCAACCTAATGCAAGAAGATTGTAAGGCCATGCGTGTCGTGATGCGTCTTGGTTGGGCTGTACCGAATCCGATCCATGCCCTCAACAGCGACAGAGCGGCGTATCCGTTCTCCGTATTGACTAAGTAAGAGAGAAGCATCGCCGGGCGTAGTGAGAATGCGCCCGGCACACTATTAAGGAGGAAATACATGAGAGTCAAGATTTTGAGAAGAACATATACTGCAGAGATAGGTTTTTTATCTGCAGGAGAAATTGCAGAAACTGATGAAAAGACGGCTGAAAGATGGTTCAAAAAGCGTCTTGCAATGCCGGTCGAAGTTGAAAAGCCTGTTAAAGCAAGGCGGACAAAAACGCCAAAGGTTGAAGATCTGGAGGTTATTGAGCCGGAAGATTTCGGAACATTTGAAGAAGCAGAACCGGAAAAGAAAACGAGCGAATATAAGTATGCCGAGCTTATTGATATCGCTAAGGATTTAGGCATTGATGTTCATAGCCGACCGAAAAAAGCGGATTTAATTGTTATGATTGATGAGGTATCAAATGACTGATTCACAGAGACGGACAAGATTGATCGCGTGGGCTAAAGATAGATGCCAAAACGATGATTTGACAGAAGAAAAACTGGAGCTTTTTTTAGAGCAAGCAGTACCATTTTCTGCCGGTATAAGTGGCAAAACAAGTGAAAGCCTTGGTGATTATTCTGTTTCGTTCAATGTGGATTTTCCGCCGTCAATTATGCGGTTTTTAACGCCATACAATAGGATCAAATTTTTATGATGGATAACATTGAAGATTATTATACGGATGATGTGATCATACAGCGACAGGAAGATGCCATACCAAATGGCATGGGTGGTTTTGCGGTGTTGTGGTCAACACATCTACCGATAAAGGGAAAGATGCGGCCGTTGTCTGGAACTGAACAGTTGAGTGCAGACAAGCAAACTATATTTGCAACACATAAATTGTATTGTGCGATTGCTGATATCACCGAAATGGACAGGGTTGTTTTTGAGGGGGATATTTACGAAATAAAGAACATCCCTAAGGATGTCATGAATATGCACAACCATTTTGAGATTGATTTGGAGTTTGTGAAATGAGTGTAAAATATACATCTTTTTCCGATGATGTAAAAAAAATGCTAAATGAGAAGAAGAAAGAAGCACATGCAGCTATCGGAATATATGTAACAGGCGAAGCACAGACAAGAGTACCAGTCGATACAGGCAGGCTCAAAAATAGTATTGATTCGGAAGCAGGAGAAAAGCAAGTTGCTATCGGGACAAATGTTGAATATGCGGCCGCAGTTGAAAAGGGAACAAGTAAGAGAGTTGCAAAACCATATCTGGAGCCGGCCGTTTTGGAGAACATACCAGAGATAAAAAAGATCGCAGAGGAAGCATTCAATGATTGATTTCAAAAAGAAGATATATGAGTTGTTGAGTACAGTAATAACGACATATGATAACAGAGCGGCGCAAGACGCGGAAATGCCGTATTGCACATATACCATATTGGTTAATGTAAAAAATTACCAACGTGATATAATAATGTTAAGGGTAACGATTTGGGATGAGAACACAGACGCAAGGGATATAGAAAACCTTACGGATAGCATTGATCATCTATTGGATCGGTACAAGTATTATGAGGATGGTGTCTTACAAACCTCGATCTACCGAACTACGAGGGGTGAGGTATCAGACCCGGAACCAAACATATTAAGACGGGAATTGCAATTTGATTGCAAGACCTATTTTGGATAAGGAGGAATTAACATGGGTAAGGGTGATATTATACTTGGCGATGGCGCGTTTTATTTGAATGATATGCTTGTGGCTTTGACACGTGGTGGCGGTCAGTTTGTAATTGAGCGTGCATACCGCGAAATCGTGGCTGATGGAGATTATGGACCGGTTAAGGGCAGAATCAGAAAAACTACGTCAAGGGCAAAACTTACGTTGAATGCTCTTGAATTGTTAGCTGCCAATTTAACATCATTGTATCCGGGGCTCTTGCTTACGGACGATGGTGATGGATCGACAATCACAGCTGATACAGATATTGATGATTCTGATTATGTTGATGAGGTCGTGTGGGTTGGCAATACGCTTGATGGACAAGCAGTTCGGATTGAGTTGTATAATGCAATCAATCTGGAAAATCTTGATTGGGCGATGGTCGACAAAGAGGAAATTGTACCGAAAGTTACCTACACTGCGACATATTCCGAATCGGCAAGAACCACAGAGCCGTGGAAAGTACAGTTTGCAGATGCATATTAATAGGAGGATCAACAATGAAGGCCAGGGAAATTGAGCTTGGCGATGTATTTATCGCTGTAAAAATAATCAAAAAGATGGGGCTGAAATCGTTAAAAGAAGCCGTTGGTGTTGAGTCTATGAAAAACTTAACACCTGAAGAAACGGAAGGTTTGACTGAAAAAGAAATAGCCGACCTTTATGAGAAAAAGAAAAAGGAATTGCTCAACAAAAAGTCTTTTGAAGTTGTATCCTATTTGCTTGAAAATCTGGAAGAAGCCGAGGGCGAGATCCTCGCGCTTTTGTCCGGATGGTCAGGAACTTCTACCGATGAATTCAAGAAAATAAAAATATCGGCATTGCAACCGTTGATCACAGATTTTGTTGAAATTAACAGTTCGGAAGCAATTGTTAGTTTTTTTACGCAAGCAGTAGGGGTATTGACGAAACAACGATAATTGATCTCTTATTGCGAAGTTATTCCGATATTCATTATGTGCTAAAAATGCCATTTCTTAATGGTCTGAAATTGGTTGCGCGAGCAATTGAAGTTGCCGAAGAAGAAAAAATGTGGTTGTTGTTTTGCACGAAAACAATTTTGAACACAGAACCGATCACGTTTGAAGATTTTTGCAAAGCGAGCAAGCAACCAATAACAAAAAAGAAGATTAAGAAAACAAAGAAAAAGACAACAGAAGAACTTATTGCCGAAATTATTAAGATTAACGAAAAGTTAAAAGGTGGTAAGCCGAAATGAATTTATTTGAATTAGTTGGAACAATAGCAATAGATGATGGCGGTGCGGTCAACACTTTGAATAATGTTGATAGTGCCGGCGTAAAGGCCGAAAGCGGTTTTAGTAAGGCAGCTAAAGGTGCGGCCGTTGCCGGAGCTGCAGTAGCCACTGCGGCTATCGCTGTTGGTTCTTGGTCGTATGAATTAGGATCAGGATTCCAAGACAAGATGGCGAAAGCATCTACCTTGTTTGGTGATGTAAATGTTGATACAGAAAATCTCGAAGCGAAAATATTAGAGTTGTCTGGATCTACAGGCATCGCGGCAGATGAAATTGGCGATGCTTTATATAATGCTTTGTCTGCAGGTGTTCCGGTCACAGAAGATATGTCCGAAGCAATGGATTTTCTAACGAAATCAACAGAGCTTTCAAAGGCAGGATTTACAGATACCGATACCGCCATGAGTGCAACTGTCAAGGTGATGAATGCATATGGAAAAGGTATGGAAGATACCGATGAAATCCAGAAGATTTTAATGCAGACACAGAACCAAGGTATCGTTACAGTTGGCGAACTTGGGAATGTATTATCTAATGTAACGCCAATGGCATCTGCTATGGGCGTTGAATTTGATCAGGTGGGTGCATCTATAGCGACAATGACAGCGGCCGGTATTCCTGCTGCACAAGCAACAACAGGCTTAAATGGGCTGCTGGGCGAGCTTGGTAAGACAGGTACCGTTGCATCTGACAATCTGATGGCTGCTGCAGAGGGAACAGAATATGCCGGGATGAGTTTTACCGAAATGATGGATGCCGGAGTGCCACTCAATGATGTTTTGGATCTGATGGGCGGATATGCTGCAGATAACAGTTTGCAAATGGTGGATATGTTTTCAAGCATTGAAGCCGGAAAAGCGGCCATGTCATTGTCTGGTGAAAATTCGGAGAAGTTCACAGAATCGCTTGCAGCGATGGGAACAGAAGTTGATGTTGTTGGAGACGCTTTCGACAAGGTGTCCGGAACTGATTCAGAAAAATGGAACCGGGCAATGGCAAAGATGCAAGGTATCGGCATAAAGTTGTTTGCGAAGTTGGAGCCTGTCATATCTAAGGTAATGGATATCGTGATTGATAATATGCCATTGATCGAAAGCCTTGTTGACCAGTTGGCACCGGTTATTACCGGATTGCTCGAAACGTTGTTACCGATGTTGACAACTTTGATTGAGAATATTTTACCTCCAGTGTTGGATTTATTTAATGCAATATTCCCTGTGATCATGGAGATTATTGAAGCGGTATTGCCGGTATTTATCGAATTAATTAATAAATTAATGCCCCCGATGCTTGAAATAATTGATGCAATTCTTCCTATTTTCCTTGAATTATTGGATCTGATTGTTCCGTTGCTTCCGCTTTTCCTCGATTTATTAGATCCGTTATTGACGATCTTATTACTTTTTATTGATCCGTTATTGGATCTGATAGATTTTATCTTACCGCCATTGATTGAAATAATGGTTGCCTTTTATGAGGTATATTTGCCTGCGTTAAAGGGGGCATTTGAGTTTGTTGCGTCTTTTTTGTCAGATACATTTACGAGGGTGTTCGAAAACATTACAGGAACGATTGACAGTGTAAAGGAAGCTTTTTCTGCCATCGGTAATTTTGTAAAAGATATTTTTGCGACTGATTGGGAAGATGTATGGGATAATGTCAAGAAAGTATTTTCAGATATTTGGGAATCGTTCGAGGGAATTGCAAAAGCTCCAATCAATGGCATCATTAAATTGATCAATGGGATGATTTATCAGATCAACAAATTTGAAATTGATGTACCCACATGGTTAACGGATCTGACCGGTATAAAAGATTTTGGCTTTAATATTGGTTCATTAGCATATTTGAAATCGGGGTTAGATTATGTACCGTATGATAACTACCCGGCTATGTTGCATCAAGGCGAAAAAGTTTTGACGAAAGAAGAAGCGAAAAGGGGCGGATCTGGAATGACTGTTGTTGTCAATATCAATGGCAATTCTGCACAGTCGGGCCGCGAATTATTGGAATTAATTGAAACGGCCGTAAAGCAGCAGACATTTGCAGGGGGTGTTGTCAATGCAATTTAATGAATATAAGAATTATATGATAATTGATGGCGTTGATTCCAGAGAATTTGGGTTGATTCCATTAATTTTGCCGCGAGTAACACACCCGAAAAAACGTTCTACATTGATGCAAGTAAACGGCAGATCTGGAACGCTTAGGGTGACAAACGATGATTATGATAATGTTTTCAAATATGTGGTTCTGTATTTTTATGGTGAGGATACAGAAGCTGCATTGGAATATCTTTCGTCTGCCGAGGAAATCATTTTTTCAAACGAACCGGCGTATAAGTATCTTGTTGCGGATGATACAGAAGCGCAGATTGAGCTGCAGTATGGGATCGAGTTTGAATATCCTTTTTATGTAAATCCATTAAAAAGAGAAGTTGATGAAACCTCGATTGCTCTTGTGTCGGGGCAGTCGATTTACAATGCCACAAATGAACCGGCTTATCCGTCTTTTGATGTTACCGGAACTGGAGATTTTGAAATTGTTATTGGAGGTCAAACTATAAATCTTAGTGATGTAGATGCTGAAATGACTATTGAGGGTGGCGATATCTTCAATTGTTATGATGATGCCGGAAATGCAAATAACAGAATGGCATTGACACCTGCTACATCAATTGGCTTTCCTGTTCTTGCGTCTGGAGAATCAGCGATGATCACATTTGATTGTGACACATTGACCATTCTTCCGAATTGGAGGTGGCATTGATGGTATTCATTTATGCGCCTGATGCTACACCTGCAGAATGCTTGACGAATGGATATGGACATATTGATGTTCTTAAATGTACTGTTTATGAACAGGTAAATGGTGAATTTACCTGTAATATATCGATTCCTGTCGATTCGGAAAATGCCGAGTATTTTGTGCGTGAAGCAATTATCAAATGTCCGACTCATCGGGGGGTGCAGTTATTTAGGTTAGCAAAGCCTATATTTGATATGCAACAAACAACTGCCGTTGGTTGGCATATCTCTTATGACATGGCAAATGATGTTATTATGTCTGGAGATTTTTCCGCAAAGACCGGGGTGTTAGCATTGCCATTAGTCCTTGCGGCAGGAACGTATGAAACACGTTTTTCTGGCACATCAGATATCAGCACGTTGAATAATATGCTTATTGTTCGCGGCTCCCTGTTGGGTGCTTTGATAAATGTAGCAGATGATAATTGTTTTTTAACTAAATGGGGTGGAGAGATCGAGCGTGACAATTTTGTTTTTAACATCCCGGCAAGTATCGGTGCAGACAACGGAATGAGAGTTGCCTACAAGAAGAACCTCACAGGAATGAAAATAACCGAGGATGATTCAAAAGTTGCTACGCGAATTATACCGACATGTTTAGATGAAGATGATTCTATCCTTGCATTGACGGAAGTGTATATTGACTCGGATAATATCGATGATTATCCATTGCCGAAGATCCGGACAATACATTATAAGGACATCAAGGTTGGTAAAGAAGTAGATGGATCGGTAACATATCCCACACAAGCATCAGCTCGGTCAGAAATGCAAGCGAGGGTAGCTGCATTATATACAGCTAAAATTGATTTGCCGAGGGTGACAGTAGATATAAATTTTGAATTACTTGGAGATACCGCAGAATATTCCGAATATGCAGATCTGGAGTCTGTTTCGCTTGGCGATACAATTAAGGGTGGTTATAGAGGTATTATTTTTGATCATCGTGTGGCAGCGATAAATTATGATGGAGTAGCCGATAAAATGGAGTCGGTTATATTGGGCGCAGTCAAAAGCAATTTTGCATCCAGTAAGTATGCACAAGACATAAATATATCTGCATTGAATGATAAATTTTCAACAGCCGTAATGCAAGGAGATAAATATAATGAAGTTTATATTGACCATACGGATGGGTTTGTTGCTTCTTGTGCTTCGCTAAATTCTAAAGCTGTTCTGAATGGTTCCAAGATCGGATTTTATGATGCAACTACCGATGCTTTTCTTGGTGGCTTAGCAAGCGTTGATAGTTTGGTGGCGTTGATTGCTCAAGTATTAACGGATAGCGAGTCACCAGATTTTTATGCAAAAATCGGCACACATACAGATGATGATTCAAAGGAATGGCATGGAATTCGTGGTTTTCTGGAAACAGATGGCAGTTATGTGAATACAGTTGCGATTGATTCTATGTGGGATGATACAAATGAGTTATTAAGATTAAGAGTATATATTCCAACTGATGAAGAATATGGTTCACTTGCTTTAGAACAATTAATTGATAGTGCAGGACAAAGTAATTCGCTCATTTGTAAAGATGCAATGTTAATTCTGTCCGATTCTTTTTCCACAGATAATGCAAAATCCTATATGTTAGTAGAATATGATGGGGATACATTACAGTTTGGAATTATACACGATAAGTTTAAGTACTCATATTCGGACGGCACGACTACCGTCCAAACAGAATGTGAATTGCCGCAAATTCAATTTGGGTCTGTTGAGTGCAATTCGACAACTTCGGTAGATGTTACATTCGATGAACCGTTTCGAAATATTCCTGTTGTTGTACCGGGAGTTAATACAACGGATAGTGGAGTAATTGCCGCAAAATTTCACACAATAACAAAAACAGGTTTCAAAGCGGTTATCGGCGGTTCTGGATTTTCGGGTATTGATTGCAGTTGGATAGCAATGGCTAACCTTTAGGGGGCAATATGAGAACAATATACAAGGATATAAATTTGACACATCAAAACCCATCCCCAATTATTGTTAGGAATGGGGAGACGGCAGCAAGAGTGTATTTCCGATTCCCTGCTGATATGTTTTCTGATGTTCCGGGTATTGTTTTTTATATCGGAGAATTAGAAGCTGTTGGTGTTATTGTTGATGATGAAACCTGTTATGTTGACATTAGCAGTAATATGACCGAAAATATAGGGGAATACTCCGGCAATTTGGTAATAACCGATGGAGCAGATACCGTTGTATCATCAACAATATTAGTAAATGTGAAGGAGGTTGCTTGATGGCACATGAAATAGATATCTATTTGGATCTGACAAAGCAGCAAGCAAAAGTGCCGCGATTTTTGATGCAACGTGAAGTTGATGCAAAGCAACTGAATTTTATAATTTTAGATAATGGGATGAATGTTGATATATCATATGAAACGCTCACGCTTTGTATGGAAAAGCCGGATGGAGAAATTATATATAATTCCATCACAATATCAGATGGTAAAGCCGGAGAAGCGTATATTGTTTTAACCTCACAATGCCAGTCTGCAGTTGGAACCGCGAAATGTTGGGTAAAGATGATTGATGGCACATCTGTTACCTATTCACCGAAATTTGAGATAGAGATTTTGGAAGTGACAGATTTTGCAGCTGCAGTTGAATCAACAAGTGAGTTTTCGGATCTTGATGCAGATATAGCACAGATAGCAGGATTTGAAGTGCGTATATCAGCGGCCGAAAGCGACATCGATGACCTTGAGACGGCCGACGGGCAAAATGTAAAGATTACCGGAGCGCAGACAATTGCCGGAGTCAAGACGCTAACAAGTTCGCCGATCATCCCAACGCCGACAACGGATATGCAAGCCGCGCCAAAGAAGTATGTTGATGACGGTCTTGTCAATCTTGGCGGTTTAATTTCTGTGGCAGATACAACGTATTATGTTGCAACTACAGGAAGCGACTCAAATGATGGGTTATCTTCTGGCAATGCCTTTTTAACCATCAATAAGGCGCTTGGGATGATACCTCCAATCCTCACACACACGTACACCATCAATGTAGCGGCAGGAACATATGCCGAGGTGGTATCCATATCCAACATTATGGGAACGGGTGTAATTCAGATAACCGGCGCATCTAACTATGCGAATTGTGGAAGTTATCAAATCATTAGGTTCAAGGCTGAACAAGTTTCTCCAAACCTTAGATTATTTGGATTTGAAGCGACTAACGCCACTTCAACGGGAAATAGTTTTGATTTTTATTATTGCGGATGCCTGTATGTTGCCTACTGTAAAACATTGGGGGCTGATAAATACGGATTTTTTACGAATTTTGGAACGGTGGGGAGGATATATCATTGTGGTTGTTCGAATTCTACCGGAGCGGCACTTGATGTTGAAGATGGCTGTCAAATTGCATCTTATGTGTGGGAAGAGGTGGGTTCTGGCAACACTGTCGGGTTGCGTTGTGTAACGGCATCTATCATTGGGAAAAACAGCACACAACCACAAGGCACGACTGCGGAAAGCGCGCTCGCTGGCGGAACAATCGTCTAAATCAAAAGAGGGTTAATAAATGATAACAAAAGGAGGATATGTATGGAATATTTAGGAATTATTATTGCAATTTTTGTGGCATTCGGGGTGCCAACATCAATCACGGCATTTCTCTTTTGGTTGCTTCGGCAAAAAATCATCGCAAGTGATAAAGAAAGACGAGAAACTGAAGAAGAAAGAATGAGGTGTGAAGAAGTCCGGGATGAGTGGCGATTATTGATCATGGAGGGGAACAGCGCAGCTATGAAAATGGGGAAAGCAAATGGTGAAGTGTTGCAAGGCCAGAAATGCAATGGTAATGTAACAAATGCCATGAAAAATATAATAAGAGTATCAGACAAGCAGAAGGAATTCATGCAGAAGCAGACGATTAAGATTTTTGACCAGAAAGCAGTGTAAGGAGGATTTGAAAATGGAACTAGCAACAATTTTTATCTTGGCGATTACAGTTGAAGCGTTGGTTGCTTATGGTGGCATTATTGTGTCAACCGTTGGCAAGAAAATCACAATCGAATGGAAACAGATTGCAGCGATTATAATTGCTGTATTGTTGGCCATTGGAGCCGGGGCGGATTTATATAAAATTATTGGCGTGACTTTTGGTGTTCCTTATTTGGGAATGATTCTCACCGGTGTCATATTTTCGAGGGGCGCAAATTATTTAGCAGACTTTTTGAAACTAGCGCAATCGAAGATAACGACAGGAAACTAATTTGATACGGAAATTACAAATTGCGGTTCTTGTTGTCTTGATATTATTTGTCGTAATAACCTATATGACAGAATGTCAACAGCAAGAGCCTGCAATATGTCTGGAAGCAATTGAAGATCAGACCTTGAAGACATGTCTTTCCAACATATCATCAAGACCAACGCCAACGCCGTACGCAACGCCGTACCCGACACCGTTTCCAACGCCGGTTCCGATGCACGAGCAATGCGGATTGACAGAAGAAGATTTTGAATATTTTGCGGCAGTGGTAAGAGCCGAACAATGGCAATCTGGAGAAGCGCAATATTGGGTTGCAGAAGTGATTTGGAATCGCATAAATGATGAGGGCGGTTATGGTGGAAGCGTTCGCCAGGTACTTG